TTACTTCTTCGCCTCTGCAACCACTTTACTACCCACGCCGCGGTTATTGTATTCCCACATGCGGTTGTAGTTAGTGTCATTCAGATTGCGCTGTATTTCGTCGTTATCATCTACGCTGCCGGTATTACCCGCAAACGGACGATTAGAGATCACCGCATCGGCCCACGGTTTAGCCGTGTTAAAACCTTCGTTGATGGCGCTATCACGGATCACCACCTGACCGTTGGTATTGGCATCAACATCCAGCGAGCGGCCCAGTTGCGCCACACCATCACCGAAAGCATTGAAACGGCTGTTTACGGCGAGGAAACCGTAGTAAATGTTGGACAGCGTAGCCGGTGCAAACACATACGCTTCTTGCTGAGTACGTGAGTTCACCACGCGGAATTCGGTGTTATCGAACACCACTGCGCCGCGACCAGAAACGATATCCACATCCCCTTCAATGTAGCTGTTGGTCACCAGCGTACGCGGCTGACGATTCGTTTCCAGACGGTTCTGCACACCGCTGTTGGTGACAAAGAAGGTGTTCTGACGACCGAGAATGTTAACGTTGTTAATCTGTACCTGGTCACCATCAGTACGCAGTGCCACCGCCGGATGGTTACCTGCATCTACGCTATCGCCCAGCGTGTTTTCGATGGTCAGATTTTGCAGTTGCAGGCCATTGTTTTGTGACCAGAAGACCGCAGAGCAGAGAACACCGATACTGTCGCTGCGTTTGCTCTGGCAGCTATCGTACATATACCACGCTGGTTTACCTGGCATATATTTGCCGCGCGGGTTGACGTCGTGACGCCAGTCGGCAGGGCTCATGCCACCATCAAGGGAAAGCCCAATCTTCACATCAATCGGTTTTTCACCTGTACCGTACAGAGTAATTCCACCCGGAGCGGCAGGGACATATACCGTTCCCTGATACTCACCAGGCATCACGGCAATATACTGGCGCTTGTTGGTACGCTTGATAATTGCCGCATCTACCGCCGCCTGAATCGTGGTATGCGTTACACCTTGAGTGCCCGCCGGGCCGACAACAAAGTCAGGTTGCGCAGGCAGGGTAATCGGGGAAGGATTCCACGCTGCTGCACCTGGTGTCAGGGATGCAAAATAGTGTTGAGCATCGAAATTCTGCGCTTCTTTTGCCGACAGAATCGGGCGAGAAGAGGTACCAGGCGCGGTTTGATCAGAAGGACGTTGATCGGGCGGGGTTGAGCTACAGGCGGTCAGCGTCACGCCAAAAGCCAATGCCAGCGCCAGACGGGAAACTGAAAATGTGTTCACAGGTTGCTCCGGGCTATGAAATAGAAAAATGAATCCGTTGAAGCCTGCTTTTTTATACTAAGTTGGCATTATAAAAAAGCATTGCTTATCAATTTGTTGCAACGAACAGGTCACTATCAGTCAAAATAAAATCATTATTTGATTTCAATTTTGTCCCACTCCCTGCCTCTGTCATCACGATACTGTGATGCCATGGTGTCCGACTTATGCCCGAGAAGATGTTGAGCAAACTTATCGCTTATCTGCTTCTCATAGAGTCTTGCAGACAAACTGCGCAACTCGTGAAAGGTAGGCGGATCCCCTTCGAAGGAAAGACCTGATGCTTTTCGTGCGCGCATAAAATACCTTGATACTGTGCCGGATGAAAGCGGTTCGCGACGAGTAGATGCAATTATGGTTTCTCCGCCAAGAATCTCTTTGCATTTATCAAGTGTTTCCTTCATTGATATTCCGAGAGCATCAACATGCAATGCTGTTGGGATGGCAATTTTTACGCCTGTTTTGCTTTGCTCGACATAAAGATATCCATCTACGATATCAGACCACTTCATTTCGCATAAATCACCAACTCGTTGCCCGGTAACAACAGCCAGTTCCATTGCAAGTCTGAGCCAACATGGTGATGATTCTGCTGCTTGATAAATTTTCAGGTATTCGTCAGCCGTAAGTCTTGATCTCCTTACCTCTGATTTTGCTGCGCGAGTGGCAGCGACAGGGTTTGTTGTTATATGGCCTTCAGCTATTGCCTCTCGGAATGCATCGCTCAGTGTTGATCTGATTAACTTGGCTGACGCCGCCTTGCCCTCGTCTATGTATCCATTGAGCATTGCCGCAATTTCTTTTGTGGTGATGTCTTCAAGTGGAGCATCAGGCAGACCCCTCCTTATTGCTTTAATTTTGCTCATGTAATTTATGAGTGTCTTCTGCTTGATTCCTCTGCTAGCCAGGATTTTTTCGTAGCGATCAAGCCATGAATGTAACGTAACGGAATTATCACCGTTGATTCTCGCTGTCAGAGGCTTGTGTTTGTGTCCTGAAAATAACTCAATGTTGGCCTGTATAGCTTCAGTGATTGCGATTCGCCTGTCTCGGCCTAATCCAAACTCTTTACCCGTCCTTGGGTCCCTGTAGCAGTAATATCCATTGTTTCTTATATAAAGGTTAGGGGGTAAATCCCGGCGCTCATGACTTCGCCTTCTTCCCATTTCTGATCCTCTTCAAAAGGCTACCTGTTACTGGTCGATTTAAGTCAACCTTTACCGCTGATTCGTGGAACAGATACTCTCTTCCATCCTTAACCGGAGGAGGGAATATCCTGCACTCGCGTACCCATCGACGAACTGTTTCAAGGCTTCTTGGGCGTCGCTGGCGTGCGTTCCACTCCTGAAGTGTCAAGTACATCGCAAAGTCTCCGCAATTACACGCAAGAAAAAACCGCCATCAGGCGGCTTGGTGTTCTTTCAGTTCTTCAATTCGAATATTGGTTATGTCTGCATGTGCTATCTGCGCCCATAGCATCCAGTGGTCATAGCAGTCATTGATGTTCTCTGCTTCGATAACTCTGTTGAATGGCTCTCCATTCCATTCACCTGTGACTCGAAAGTGCATTTATCATCTCCATAAAACAAAACCCGCCGTAGCGAGTTCAGATAAAAGAAATCCCCGCGAGTGCGAGGATAGTTACTTGTTCATATTATTAATCGTCAATGTATTTTGAGCATTGTGGGCAATCATCAATCCCACAATACGATTCATATGCATCCTTTATTGCGTCGCGGGCTTCAGTAAGAGTATTGAATAAGTTGCAGCTATTATCTTTTTGATATAGGTAAGTTCCTAATTTATAAGCAGAAGAAGCATCATTTCCGCTGTCTAAAATTACATCGTTATGGATTCTGCACCTTGCAAGAACTCCTGATCCCATAAGGGTCTGCATAGCCCATTGCTCTTGATCTTCACACAAATCATGAATGCTCATTTCAACACCTCTCTTCACGTTTCACACACGTTAAGATTAACAGTGTTTTTACATGCTTTGGAAGATTTATTTTATAAAAACTCTTTTAATACAAATAGATATAATAGTTCACTATTATAGCTCCTTTAATCGAGGCGGTTCTGGTAGAGGCATCCAGTGGGTTACCTCTTTGAGATACAGGTCTTCGCCATCACCGTCATCCCAAGTTGGATTGCCATCATTAAACCAGTCGCCATATACGCCGACCTGAGTGTTGGGGATGTTTGGTGGGTAGTTGTTTTTAAAGTCAGCTGCTAACACATAGCATTGTCGCTCTCCCATTTCTGGCATTCGCTCACTACAGCTTATCCAACCATCCGGAGTTACCGGATAGTTGCCGGGTTCTTTAATGTGCAAGCGAGGCTCACCATCTTTTGGCTCAGGCCACTGGCGCTCCATGTTGATCTTCAATTTATCTTCCATAGCAGCGGTAATTTCAGCATCGCTGATGCCAGCACGGCGCTGTGCATCCCACAACAGAAACTGCATATCAGCCCACTCGCTAAGATCGTCTGGTTCGGCTGCGGCTTCCAGTGCCTCTTTTGAGAGATGTTTCAGCGGACCAATGGGGCCAACGCAGCCAAATGTGGAGTCAGACCATTTGGCATGCTCGTGGCGAATCTGTTCGCGTTCCAGTGATGCCAGTGCAATTCGTGCCAGTTCCATTTGTTCGCCACGAGTAAGTCCGTTATCAAGCGGATTTTTAATGAATAATTTGATACGTTCTTTGGTTATAGCGCTCATATCACTCTCCTTTGATGCGAATGCCTGTTGCAATGCTGTTTATGATGCTGTCAGTGCATGGGGTAGAAAGCTGGGCATCTCCAGCAATTCTCATGACCTCAACATCTGCATATCGAATACCGAGGTGTATCAGACCGGCTATACCTGACTTAAGCCGAGCATTTTCCATAAACAGATCCTTTGCCCGCTGTTTTTCTGCCTCAAGCTCAACGCGCAACTTCCCTACCGTTAACGCAATATCCTCGTTCTCTTGGTCGCGGCGTTTGATGTATTGCTGGTTTCTTTCCCGTTCATCCAGCAGTGCCAGCACAACCTGAGGTGTGACTTTCATACGAAATGCCAGCAATTTTTGAGGCGTTGCTACTGTTTCAATTGCTACTGCCGCCTCACGCAGTGCCTGAGAGTTAATTTCGCTCACTTCGAACCTCTCTGTTTACTGATAAGCTCCAGATCCTCCTGGCAACTTGCACAAGTCCGACAACCCTGAACGACCAGGCGTCTTCGTTCATCTATGGGATCGCCACACTCACAACAATGAGTGGCAGATATAGCCTGGTGGTTCAGGCGGCGCATTTTTATTGCTGTGTTGCGCTGTAATTCTTCAATTTCTGATGCTGAATCAATGATGTCTGCCATCTTCCATTAATCCCTGAATTGTTGGTTAATACGCTTGAGGGTGAATGCGAACAATAAAAAAGGAGCCTGTAGCTCCCTGATGATTTTGCTTTTCATGTTCATCGCTCCTTAAAGACGCCGTTTAACATGCCGATCGCCAGACTTAAATGAGTCGGTGTGAATCCCATCAGCGTTACCGTTTCGCGGTGCTTCTTCAGTACGCTACGGCAAATGTCATCGACGTTTTTATCCGGAAACTGCTGTCTGGCTTTTTTGATTTCAGAGTTAGCCAGACGGGCAATGCTGCGAAGGGCGTTTTCTTGCTGAGGTGTCATTGAACAAGTCCCATGTCGGCAAGCATAAGCACACAAAATATGAAGCCCGCTGCCAGAAAAATGCATTCCGTGGTTGTCATACCTGGTCTCTCTCATCTGCTTCTGCTTTCGCCACCATCATTTCCAGCTTTTGTGAAAGGGATGCGGCTAACGTATGAAATTCTTCGTCTGTTTCTACTGGTATTGGCACAAACCTGACTCCAATTTGAGCGAGGCTATGTGCCATCTCAATGCTCGTTCTTAACTCAACAGGAGATGCTTTGTGCATACAGCTCCCCGTTTATTATTTATCTCCTCAGCCAGCCGCTGTGCTTTCAGGGGATTTCGGGTAACAGAAAGGCCGGGAAATACCCAGCCTCGCTTTGTAACGGAGTAGACGAAAGTGATCGCACCTACCCGGATATTATCGTGAGGATGCTTCATCGCCATTGCTCCCCAAATACAAAACCAATTTCAGCCAGTGCCACGTCCATTTTTTCGATGAACTCCGGCACCATCTCGTCAAAATTCGCCATGTACTTTTCATTCCGCTCAATCACGACATAATGCAGGCCTTCACGCTTCATACGCGGGTCATAGTTGGCAAAGTACCAGGCATCTTTTCGCGTCACCCACATGCTGTACTGCACCTGGGCCATGTAAGCCGACTTTATGGCCTCGAAACCACCGAGCCGGAACTTCATGAAATCCCGGGAGGTAAACGGGCATTTCAGCTCAAGGCCGTTGCCGTCACTGCATAAACCATCCGGAGAGCAGGCGGTACGCATACTTTCGTCGCGATAGATGATCGGGGATTCAGTAACATTCACGCCGGAAGTAAACTCAAACAGGGCTCTGGCGTCGTTCTCGTACTGTTTTCCCCAGGCCAGCGCCTTAGCGTTAACTTCCGGAGCCACACCGGTGCAAACCTCGGCAAGCAGGGTGTGGAAGTAGGACATTTTCATGTCAGGCCATTTCTTTCCGGAGCGGGGTTTTGCTATCACATTGTGAACCTCTGAAGCGGTGATGACGCCGAGCCGTAATTTGTGCCACGCATCATCCCCCTGTTCGACAGCTCTCACGTCGATCCCGGTACGCTGCAGTATAATGTCCGGTGTCATGCTGCCACCTTCTGCTCAGTGGCTTTCTGTTTCAGGAATCCAAGAGCTTTCACTGCTTCGGCCTGTGTCAGTTCTGACGATGCGCGAATGTCGCGGCGAAATATCTGGGAACAGAGCGGCAATAAGTCGTCATCCCATGTTTTATCCAGGGCAATCAGCAGAGTGTTAATCTCCTGCATGGTTTCATCGTTAACCGGAGTGATGTCGCGTTCCGGCTGACGTTCTGCAGTGTATGCGGTATTTTCGACAATGCGCTCGGCTTCATCCTTGTCATAGATACCAGCAAATCCGAAGGCCAGACGGGCACACTGAATCATGGCTTTATGACGTAACATCCGTTTGGGATGCGACTGCCACGGCCCCGTGATTTCTCTGCCTTCGCGGGTTTTGAATGGTTCGCGGCGGCATTCATCCATCCACTCGGTAACGCAGATCGGATGATTACGGTCCTTGCGGTAAATCCGGCATGTGCAGGATTCATTGTCCTGCTCAAAGTCCATGCCATCAAACTGCTGGTTTTCATTGATGATGCGGGACCAGCCATCAACGCCCACCACCGGAACGATGCCGTTCTGCTTATCAGGGAAGGCGTAAATTTCTTTCGTCCACGGATTAAGGCCGTACTGGTTGGCGACGATCAACAATGCGATGAACTGCGCATCGCTGGCATCACCTTTAAATGCCGTCTGGCGAAGAGTGGTGATCAGTTCCTGTGGGTCGACAGAATCCATGCCGACACGTTCAGCCAGCTTCCCAGCCAGCGTTGCGAGTGCTGTACTCATCCGTTTTATACCTCTGAATCAATATCAACCTGATGGTGAGCAATGGTTTCAACCATGAACCGGATGTGTTCTGCCATGCGCTCCTGAAACTCAACATCGTCATCAAATGCACGGGTAATGGCTTTTTTGCTGGCCCCGCAGCGTTGTAAATGATCGATGCAGAGCGATTCAAACAAATGCTGGGGCAGGCCTTTTTCCATGTCGTCTGCCAGTTCTGCCTCTTTCTCTTCACGGGCGAGCTGCTGGTAGTGACGCGCCCAGCTCTGAGCCTCAAGACGATCCTGAATGTAATAAGCGTTCATGGCTGAACTCCTGAAATAGCTGTGAAAATATCGCCCGCGAAATGCCGGGCTGATTAGGAAAACAGGAAAGGGGGTTAGTGAATGCTTTTGCTTGATCTCAGTTTCAGTATTAATATCCATTTTTTATAAGCGTCGACGGCCTCACGAAACATCTTTTCATCGCCAATAAAAGTGGCGATAGTGAATTTAGTCTGGATAGCCATAAGTGTTTGATCCATTTTTTGGGACTCCTGGCTGATTAAGTATGTCGATAAGGCGTTTCCATCCGTCACGTAATTTACGGGTGATTCGTTCAAGTAAAGATTCGGAAGGGCAGCCAGCAACAGGCCACCCTGCAATGGCATATTGCATGGTGTGCTCCTTATTTATACATAACGAAAAACGCCTCGAGTGAAGCGTTATTGGTATGCGGTAACGCAGCGCTCAGGCGGCTTTGATAGTCATATCATCTGAATCAAATATTCCTGATGTATCGATATCGGTAATTCTTATTCCTTCGCTACCATCCATTGGAGGCCATCCTTCCTGACCATTTCCATCATTCCAGTCGAACTCACACACAACACCATATGCATTTAAGTCGCTTGAAATTGCTATAAGCAGAACATGTTGCGCCAGCATGATTAATACAGCATTTAATACAGAGCCGTGTTTATTGAGTCGGTATTCAGAGTCTGACCAGAAATTATTAATCTGGTGAAGTTTTTCCTCTGTCATTACGTCATGGTCGATTTCAATTTCTATTGATGCTTTCCAGTCGTAATCAATGATGTATTTTTTGATGTTTGACATCTATTCATATCCTCATAGATAAAAAATCGCCCTCACATCGGAGGGCAAAGAAGATTTCCAATAATCAGAACAAGTCGGCTCCTGTTTAGTTACGAGCGACATTGCTCCGTGTATTCACTCGTTGGAATGAATACACAGTGCAGTGTTTATTCTGTTGTTTATGCCAAAAATAAAGGCCGACTATGCGGCCTGAAATTACTTAACCAATGATGCTGCATATTCGATAAGGTAAAGCTTTGGGGCCAGCCAAATTTTTAACCAAGTCATATTGGTTACTACACCAATAATAAAAATCCCCCACAGAGTCAAAACTCCAACCAATGGCATGATAAGAAGATTAATATCACCTTTGCTATCCCAAACCATTGTCGGCCTGTATTTGGGATTTCCTTTCTCCCATGAATATCCTTCATCACCGATTTTACCTGTCTCAACTCTTTGGCACTGCTTCTTCATAAACCAGAAAACCAGTGGGATTGTTAGAATGGCCATTAATGTTTTAATCAGACTGTCAACCATATTCCATAGCAGCAACTGATGAACAACATCAGGAATCTGTGCCTGGCTAAATGAAACAGCCGCGTCTATTCCATTACTGGCTTTTTGCAGTAGTTCTACGAGAATCTTGTTTGCTTGTTCTTCCATATATCACCTTGATTGTAATAAGCATGAAATTATTTACGGACAAAAATAAAGGCCACCATCAGGCAGCCTTGTAGTTCTGTTTACCAAGTTCTCTGGCAATCATTGTCGTCGTTCGTATTGTCCACACCATTGATTCTTATCAATAGTCGTAGTCATACGGATAGTCCTGGTATTGTTCCATCACATCCTGAGGATGCTCTTCGAACTCTTCAAATTCTTCTTCCATATCTCACCTCAAATAAGTGGTTTGCTGCCTAATTTCATTTTCTGGCGACCAACACAAGTCATCTTGCTGTCAGTTGTTTGGATTTCCGGTAGCCTGCCGCGTAAAGAGCTACGTTCGGAAGACAAGTTGAACCTTCATATTTTCTGGTCAACGTTGTCAGTGTTATTACTTCTGCTCTCATTGCTGGTTTGCGCTTGCATTGCAAGACCACTCGTGAAGGGGTTGGCCTGTGTAGCTTGTCGGAGCTGATCGCCTCCTGACTTTGCAGATTTGCGCGACGAGCTCTACGGCGAGAAGCTGCGGTGCCTTTAAATTCTGTTTTTCTGGACATGGATTCCTCCCGAATAAACTTTGGCGATGCAATCTCGAAGCTCCTCCTGAGACGGTTGCTTCGGCATTGCATCCCACAGCTTATGTGGTTGGGTGATCTGGCTTTTCAGCCACGTAGTCGAGAGTCGACGTTGTTTAAAGAGCCTGCCAGTCTGTTCCATTTGGCTTCCAGCGTCCTGCTGACGGTTAAATAGTACGATATGTACTTTACAAGATCAATACAATTTGTTGTAAGTTGGCGTGGTTTTTTATAACGCTTTGTATTTAATAGTGTTGTTTTTTAGCGTGGATGTATTGTCTCGGCGATGTAAGGAGAGATCAGAATTGCGTGGTTTAGTGGGTTGCATCTATTTATTTTTCAATAAATATAATTGGTTATGTGTTTTTAGGTGGGCGAACGTGAGGCAAAGAAAACCCGGCGCTGAGGCCGGGTTGTATTATGCTGCAAGTCTCTTAATCCAAGTCTCTCTTTTGGAGAATGGTAGAACTTGGCTTGATTCATGGAAGAGTAAGGAGAGTTGTTGCATTTGATCACCAATTGCTTCGCTGTCTATAACAACAAATCTGTTGTTATACTCCTCACTTGAAGCTTTAAGATCAATTAGTTTCCCAAGCAATGAGTAAGCACTATTCCAGCTTCCTCCGTGTTTCACGCTTGATGTAAAAACGTATTTAGGTATGTCGGTTTTTATTGTTACAGGGACGGTAATTTGATGTCCACTCAAGCCATATACGTTTTCACGAAGAGAAAGTGCGTCTCTAAGCTCTGTGTGATATAGATAATCAATAACCATACTTTCAAACTTTTCAGCTTGAACTGGCTGATACCAGTCTAACGACAAAGTTGATGCGAGTATACCAGCTCTAATTATGTTCGATGTAATCGCACCGACATCCTTTTCTGTTGCCCAAGCAATGATTTCTCCTCGAGCATTGAGTTCTGCGCCTTCTTTAAGCAGTAATTGTCGTATCTCATCAAGTCGTTTTTTGGTAAGCGAGATCCCTCTTGCCTCCATATTCATTAAGGCATCGCATCTGTCACTAACTAAATACCTACCATTGACTTCACGGATAAAGGCACCGACATGCTCTCCATCATCACAGTAAGTGAATGGACTGATAATTCTCAAGGTCTTGCCTATTGGATGGCATTCGAAACCTAGTTGTGAGATCACTGTTGAGCACATCATATTCCAAACCCCATTTGCCCCGACTCATCTTCAAGCGGTAAAGGTATTCTCCCAGAGTAAGTTATGTTCAGATGTTTACAGAAGTAATTCCAATACCCTACCAGGTCATCTGGGTTTATGTCATCTTCGATTGGAAACGCTATTCTATCACTATAGTATCCAGCTTCTTCATAGTATACATGGTAGTGAGCACCGTAAATGATATCTTGGTACTTCGGATGATCGACCTTGTAACTATTCGTGTGTTTGTCAAAGTGATAGGTATCTACCGCGAAAACCCTCTTGTTATGATAGAAAGCAATAATATTTATTTTAGGGTAAGAAATCGGGTCATCAGGTTCTGAATCCTGATCTGGTTTCCATTTCAGTTCAAACTTTAGCCCTTGTATAGGTATACAATCCTCATCCAAGGGGATGATATGAGCTTGTAGCCACATATCAGAGCGACTTGGTTTCTGTTTCCATTTAACGCCAGAAAAGTTAACTATTTTTTTACAATAAAGTACTTTATCAACTTCTACTTGGCTTGGCTGATAATCATCTATTTTTGCCAATGTTTACCGCCCTGTAAATTGTAGATAAAAGTGGTTTCATCACCCAAACGTCTCTTCAGGCCATTGGCTGGCGATAACTTTCCCCACAACGGAACAACTCTCATTGCATGGGATCATTGGGTATTGTGGGTTTAGTGGCTGTAGAAACACCTGACCGCTATCCCTGATCAGTTTCTTGAAGGTAAATTCATCACCACCAAGTCTGGCTATGCAGAAATCGCCGGGCTCAACAGCTTGCTCAGGGTCAACCAGAATTAACATCCCGTCAGGAAAGCTGGGTTTGGAACCTGTTGGTGCGGTCATTGAGTTACCTTCAACCTCAAGCCAGAATGCAGAGTCACTGGCTTTTTTGGTTGTGCTTACCAATCTCTCCGCATCGCCTTTGGTAAAGGTTCTGAGTTCTGGAGAGAACATCCCAGCCTGAACATGAGAAAAAACAGGGTACTCATATTGTTTTTTAACTGGGGCCGATGAGTATTCGCCAACAGGTGAAAATGTCCCGTCGTGGTTGAATGATATGTTATCAATACCAAGGTATTTAAACACCACACCAATATCACTAAGAGATGGATGACGAGATCCGCGCAACCAGTGTCCAATCCCACCCTGCGTCATACCTAGCTCTTCGGCTAACTTCTCTTGAGTTATGCCGAGCTCTTTCATTCTGGATCTAGCCAGTTCATACCATTTCATTTTCATGTCCTTATTATTACGCTTTGTACTGGAACCATCCATGCACAATGTGTATTTTTACTTGTATTCGTAAAGTACATATTGTATTTTTATTCGTGTTTACTATGGAGGGCATATGAGCAACCTACGAAAATATCGAGAGTCACTGAATATCTCTCAAACAACACTTGCTAAGGCAGTTGGATGCACACAGGGAGCTATCGGACATTGGGAATCTGGTCGTCGCTTCCCAGACCTTAAAACATGCCGTGCTCTTGTTGCATGCCTAAACAAGTTAGGCGCAAAAGTCAGTCTTGATGACGTGTTCCCGCCGGAACACAAAGCCGCTTAATAAGCGGATCCGCTCTTTGTAACAACGGACATTCGTCCTACGTCGCTGAAAAGCGAGTTCCAAGATATCTGACCAACTAAGGCCATATGCGTTTCCACGCATACCTTTCAACTAACTATTCACTATTGGAAATCTTAAGAAATGGAAAGAACAAGTTACAGCAAACTATCACAGCGTGACGTTGATCGCGCAGAAACAGATTTACTTATCAATCTGTCAGCTATTACCCAGCGCGGTCTGGCAAAGATGATTGGCTGTCATGAATCGAAGATAAGCAGAACGGACTGGAGATTTATTGCTTCGGTCTTGTGTGCTTTCGGAATGGCATCAGACATAAGTCCGATTAGCAGGGCTTTTAAGTATGCGCTTGATGGATTCACCAATAAAAAACGCCCGGCGGCAACCGAGCGTTCTGAACAAATCCAGATGGAATTCTGAGGTCATTACTGGATCAATCCACAGGAGTCATTATGACAAATACAGCAAAAATACTCAACTTCTGCAGAGGTAACTTTGCCAAACAGGAGCGTAATGTGGCAGATCTCGATGATGGTTACGCCAGACTATCAAATATGCTGCTTGAGGCTTATTCAGGCGCAGATCTGACCAAGCGACAGTTTAAAGTGCTGCTTGCCATTCTGCGTAAAACCTATGGGTGGAATAAACCAATGGACAGAATCACCGATTCTCAACTTAGCGAGATTACAAAGTTACCTGTCAAACGGTGCAATGAAGCCAAGTTAGAACTCGTCAGAATGAATATTATCAAGCAGCAAGGCGGCATGTTTGGACCAAATAAAAACATCTCAGAATGGTGTATCCCTCAAAACGAGGGAAAATCCCCTAAAACGAGGGATAAAACATCCCTCAAATTGGGGGATTGCTATCCCTCAAAACAGGGGGACACAAAAGACACTATTACAAAAGAAAAAAGAAAAGATTATTCGTCCGAGAATTCTGGCGAATCCTCTGACCAGCCAGAAAACGATCTTTCTGTGGTTAAACCGGATGCTGCAATTCAGAGCGGCAGCAAGTGGGGGACAGCAGAAGACCTGACCGCCGCAGAGTGGATGTTTGACATGGTGAAGACTATCGCACCATCAGCCAGAAAACCGAATTTTGCTGGGTGGGCTAACGATATCCGCCTGATGCGTGAACGTGACGGACGTAACCACCGCGATATGTGTGTGCTTTTCCGCTGGGCCTGCCAGGACAACTTCTGGTCCGGTAACGTGCTGAGTCCGGCCAAACTCCGCGACAAGTGGACCCAGCTCGAAATCAACCGTAACAAGCAACAGGCAGTCGTGACAGCCAGCAAACCAAAACTCGACCTGACAAACACAGACTGGATTTACGGGGTGGATCTATGAAAAACATCGCCGCACAGATGGTTAACTTTGACCGTGAGCAGATGCGTCGGATCGCCAACAACATGCCGGAACAGTACGACGAAAAGCCGCAGGTACAGCAGGTAGCGCAGATCATCAACGGTGTGTTCAGCCAGTTACTGGCAACTTTCCCGGCGAGTCTGGCTAACCGTGACCAGAACGAACTGAACGAAATCCGCCGCCAGTGGGTGCTGGCTTTCCGGGAAAACGGGATCACCACAATGGAACAGGTTAACGCAGGAATGCGCGTAGCCCGTCGGCAGAATCGACCATTTCTGCCATCACCCGGGCAGTTTGTTGCATGGTGCCGGGAAGAAGCATCCGTTATCGCCGGACTGCCAAACGTCAGCGAGCTGGTTGATATGGTTTACGAGTATTGCCGGAAGCGAGGCCTGTATCCGGATGCGGAGTCTTATCCGTGGAAATCAAACGCGCACTACTGGCTGGTTACCAACCTGTATCAGAACATGCGGGCCAATGCGCTTACTGATGCGGAATTACGCCGTAAGGCCGCAGATGAGCTTGTCCATATGACTGCGAGAATTAACCGTGGTGAGGCGATCCCTGAACCAGTAAAACAACTTCCTGTCATGGGCGGTAGACCTCTAAATCGTGCACAGGCTCTGGCGAAGATCGCAGAAATCAAAGCTAAGTTCGGACTGAAAGGAGCAAGTGTATGACGGGCAAAGAGGCAATTATTCATTACCTGGGGACGCATAATAGCTTCTGTGCGCCGGACGTTGCCGCGCTAACAGGCGCAACAGTAACCAGCATAAATCAGGCCGCGGCTAAAATGGCACGGGCAGGTCTTCTGGTTATCGAAGGTAAGGTCTGGCGAACGGTGTATTACCGGTTTGCTACCAGGGAAGAACGGGAAGGAAAGATGAGCACGAACCTGATTTTTAAGGAGTGTCGCCAGAGTGCCGCGATGAAACGGGTATTGGCGGTATATGGAGTTAAAAGATGACCATCTACATTACTGAGCTAATAACAGGCCTGCTGGTAATCGCAGGTCTTTTTATTTGGGGGAGAGGGAAGTCATGAAAAAACTAACCTTTGAAATTCGATCTCCAGCACATCAGCAAAACGCTATTCACGCAGTACAGCAAATCCTTCCAGACCCAACCAAACCAATCGTAGTAACCATTCAGGAACGCAACCGCAGCTTAGACCAAAACAGGAAGCTATGGGCCTGCTTAGGTGACGTCTCTCGTCAGGTTGAATGGCATGGTCGCTGGCTGGATGCAGAAAGCTGGAAGTGTGTGTTTACCGCAGCATTAAAGCAGCAGGATGTTGTTCCTAACCTTGCCGGGAATGGCTTTGTGGTAATAGGCCAGTCAACCAGCAGGATGCGTGTAGGCGAATTTGCGGAGCTATTAGAGCTTATACAGGCATTCGGTACAGAGCGTGGCGTTAAGTGGTCAGACGAAGCGAGACTGGCTCTGGAGTGGAAAGCGAGATGGGGAGATCGGGCTGCATGACTATCAAATCAAATACGCCAGCACACGACAAGGACTGCTGGCAAACGCCGCTTTGGCTTTTTGATGCACTGGATATTGAGTTTGGATTCTGGCTGGATTCGGCAGCGAGCGACAAAAATGCTCTGTGTGCTCACTGGCTAACTGAGGCCGACGACGCGCTCAATTCTGAGTGGGTAAGCCACGGTGCAATCTGGAATAACCCACCGTACAGCAATATCAGGCCGTGGGTGGAAAAAGCCGCTGAGCAGTGCATACAACAGCGACAGACGGTAGTGATGCTTGTGCCAGAGGATATGTCAGTCGGATGGTTCAGCAAGGCTCTGGAGAGTGTCGACGAAGTTCGCATTATCACTGATGGACGGATTAATTTTATCGAACCATCGACGGGGCTGGAGAAGAAGGGAAACAGCAAAGGCTCCATGCTGCTGATTTGGCGACCGTTCATCAGTCCTCGACGGATGTTTACTACTGTATCCAAAGCGGCATTGATGGCGATCGGGCAGGGCGTCAGGAGGTACGAATGAGACGACAGCGACGAAGTATCACCGACATCATCTGCGAAAACTGCAAATACCTTCCAACGAAACGCTCCAGAAATAAACGCAAGCCAATCCCAAAAGAATCTGACGTAAAAACCTTCAATTACACGGCTCACCTGTGGGATATCCGGTGGCTAAGATATCGTGCGAGGAAATGACAATGGATTATTCACAGTTAAGTGATTTTGAAATTAACAGAATGGTAGGAGACATAATTTTTAAAGGCCTTTGGGCAAGTAAACCGGAAACATCAGGGAATAACACCAACAAATAGTATTACGGAAATGCTGATACAACTTTTGAGCCATTAAATCATTTGCCTGACTACTGCAATGATCCGAGCGCTTCATGGCCGATTATTGAGAAATACAGGATTTCTATCTTAGACCAGTTAACTGAATGGTGTGTGGATGCAAAAGGCGTAAGCCCAATATTTGATACCAGACCTCTCCGCGCCGCCATGATTGTCTTTCTCCTGATGCAGGAGGCCAATAATGCTTAGCCCATCTCAATCCCTTCAATACCTGAAAGGAAGCATAGAGCGGGCTTCAATGTGCACAGAGTGGATTCTATCTAGGTTTAGCGCATACAGAAGATTGCCGGTAAAGGGCATGCCAAGCAAGTCGATGCTGCATATGCAAAAGAATGCGCGCTGGAAGGTATGGCGAGAACGCAGATTATCTGGCTGAAAGAGGGGGTAATTAAGGCGTGAATACTTACCACATCACACTACCCTGGCCGCCGAGCAATAACCGCTACTACCGCCATAATCGAGGGCGCACGCACATCAGCGCAGAAGGGCAGGCATACCGCGATAACGTCGCCCGAATCATTAAAGGCTCAATGCTGGATATCGGTCTGGCTATGCCTGTGAAAATCCGCATTGAGTGCCACATGCCGGATCGCCGTCGCCGTGACCTGGATAATCTACAAAAAGCCTCTTTTGACGCACTCACCAAAGCAGGTTTCTGGCTGGATGATGCTCAGGTCGTTGATTACCGCGTTGTGAAGATGCCGGTTGTCAAAGGTGGAAAGCTGGAACTGACCATCACTGAACTGGGAGATGAATGATGTTTGAGTTTTATATGGCAGAACTTCTTCGCCACCGCTGGATGCGCCTGCGCTTATATCGTTTCCCCAGTTCTGTTTTGACCGATTACCGAATACTGAGGAATTACGCCAAAACCCTGACAGGAGCAGGAGTATGAAGTCAGAGATAACAATCAACTAATACTGTTTTGTTGATTTTTGCTTGTAATTGGCGTTCTGGTCTGATTTTTGTGGAGTAAGTTGATGCGTGATATTCAGATGGTTCTTGAGCGTTGGGGAGCGTGGGCGGCTAATAATCATGAAGATGTGACCTGGTCGTCCATTGCCGCCGGTTTTAAGGGATTAATTCCTTCAAAAGTAAAATCTCGCCCGCAATGTTGTGACGATGACGCGATGATCATTTGCGGGTGCATGGCCCGTCTGAAAAAGAACAACAGCGATTTGCACGATTTATTAGTAGATTATTATGTAGTCGGTATGACATTCATGTCACTGGCAGGTAAGCATTGCTGCTCTGATGGTTATATCGGGAAAAGGTTACAGAAGGCTGAGGGCATAATTGAAGGGATGTTAATGGCATTAGATATCCGGTTAGAGATGGATATCGTTGTTAATAACTCTAATTAATACGCCAATTATTTACTAAAAGTTATTAAAAATGGGGCGTTGAAACGCCCCCAAAAATAAAGGGTAATATATAACAGAAGGTTTGTATAGTTAGAAGCAAGGTTGTGCTTCTAAAGGAAGTGGCTTGAGGGAGCCACTTATATGTTGGGGAGGCAAAGCCTCCCACAACATATCTTTTAGTAATCAAATTAGAACTGGTAAACCATACCTACAGCAACGATATCATCGGTAGCAACGCCAGATGCTTTCGTGAAATCGCTCTTATCAATCAGGTTGATTTTGTAGTCAACAAAAGTGGACATATTTTTGTTGAAGTAATAGGTTGCACCTACATCAACATATTCAACCAGGTCCTGATCACCCCAAACACCCAAGTCTTTTCCTTTAGAATGCAGGTAAGCAACGGATGGACGCAGGCCGAAGTCGAACTGATATTGTGCAACAGCTTCGAAGTTTTGTGCTTTGTTGGCAATATGGTTATTACCAAAAACAGTCATGTTCTGGGTTTCAGAATAGGTGGTGGCCAGATAGATGTTGTTCGCATCATATTTCAGACCAGCTGCCCATACTTCAGCATTTTGACCAGAAGCATTCAGACCGTTGTTACCGTAGATAACCTGATTATTAGTGCGATCAGATTTAGCATAGGTTGCACCCACGCCGAATCCTTCATACTCATAAGTAGTTGAGAAACCGAAACCATCGCCATTAGCTTCAGTTACTTCATTTCGGTCATTTTTGCCCTGATACTGAGCTGCAAAGTTCAGGCCATCAACCAGACCAAAGAAGTCGTTGTTACGATAAGTTGCAACACCTGTGGTGCGACCAGTCATGAATACATCTGTTTGGGTCCAGGTATCGCCACCGAATTCTGGCAGAACGTCAGTCCACGCACCGATGTCGTATGCTACACCGTAGTTACGGCCGTAATCGATTGAGCCGTAGTCACCGAATTTCAGGCCTGCAAATGCAAGACGGGTTTTGTCTTTGGAGGAACCTTGAGATTCAGCGCGGTTGCCTTTGAATTCATATTCCCACTGACCGAAACCAGTCAGTTGATCGTTGATTTGGGTTTCACCTTTGAAGCCAAGACGGGCATAAGTAGTATCACCATCATCTGCATCATTAGAGGAGAAGTAGTGCTTAGCATTAACTTTCCCGTACAGATCCAGCTTGTTACTGTCTTTATTATAAATTTCAGCTGCCTGAGCAGACATCGCCATCAGTACTGATGCAGCTACAGCAGAAATTGCCACTGTTAATTTTTTCATCGTGAGCCCTTTTTTTTGAACTATTATTAAAAAATGATGTCACTGCGCGATAAATATTCATCTAATCAATGTGATTATTTCAAGATGTAAGTTTTAGTTTCTCATTTAATTTGTGAAGTAGATCTCTATTTTTATCTGAACTTTTTCTATCGAAACCTATTTATGGCTCTTATTTGAACAAAAATAAACCTATTAGCTAATTTATATTAATGGTTGTTATTTATGGGGGGTTCTATAATTCGGTAGTTTAATTTAAATCAACTAAAAATAACGTCTGAAATTATTTATTGGTTATTTGTTGAGGTTTTCTTATGTATTTGTGGTGGTGTTTTGAACACTCGGTAGCATTCTCATAAATATCATTCAGTGGTTTACGTACGTAAAAAATTGGTTATGCTGTTAAGAGTGGTTACTTCGTCACACAGCTTAAACCCGCCGTCGAGCTGGTTTTTCCATTTTTTGAGTCTCGATATTAGCTGATAACTCAATACCTGAGTTATTCACTGACTCCGAGTCTGTTACGTTTCTGCTTTTTTGCGATACGTTGTATTCCCTCAATTTACACCCGCTTTGTCTGCGAGGTGGGGTTATGAAATCCATGGATAAGTTAACAACGGGTGTCGCCTATGGCACCTCAGCAGGTAGTGCCGGTTACTGGTTTTTACAGCTGCTCGATAAAGTCACGCCCTCACAGTGGGCAGCAATAGGTGTGCTGGGTAGCCTGGTATTTGGCCTGCTGACGTACCTGACAAACCTTTATTTCAAGATTAAAGAAGATAAGCGCAAGGCTGCGAGAGGTGAATAATGCCTCCATCATTACGAAAAGCCGTTGCTGCTGCTATTGGTGGCGGAGCAATTGCTATAGCATCAGTGTTAATCACTGGCCCAAGTGGTAACGATGGTCTGGAAGGTGTCAGCTACATACCATACAAAGATATTGTTGGTGTATGGACTGTATGTCACGGGCATACAGGAAAAGACATCATGCTCGGTAAAACGTATACCAAAGCAGAATGCAAAGCCCTCCTGAATAAAGACCTTGCCACGGTCGCCAGACAAATTAACCCGTACATAAAAGTTGATATACCGGAAACAACGCGCGGCGCTCTTTACTCGTTCGTCTACAACGTGGGTGCTGGCAATTTCAGAACATCGACGCTTCTTCGCAAAATAAACCACGGTGATATCAAAGGCGCATGTGATCAGCTACGGCGCTGGACATACGCTGGCGGTAATCAATGGAAAGGACTGATGACTCGCCGTGAGATTGAGCGTGAAGTCTGTTTGTGGGGGAAACAATGAGCAGAGTAACCGCGATTATCTCCGCTCTGGTTATCTGCATCATCGTCTGCCTGTCATGGGCTGTTAATCATTACCGTGATAACGCAATCGCCTACAAAGAGCAGCGCGATAACAAGGCCAGTGAACTGGAGAAGGCGAACGCCACCATCGCTGACATGCGGAAGCGTCAACGTGATGTAGCAGAACTCGACGCAAGATACACAAAGGAGCTTGCTGATGCTAACGCGACTATCGAAAGTCTCCGTGCTGATGTTTCTGCTGGGCGTAAGCGCCTGCAAGTCGCCGCCACCTGTGCAAAGTCAACGACCGGAGCCAGCGGCATGGGCGATGGAGAAAGCCCAGGACTTACAGCAGATGCTGAACTCAATTATTACCGTCTCCGAAGTGGAATCGACAAGATAACCGCGCAGGTTAACTACCTGCAGGAATACATCAGGACGCAATGCCTGAAATAATTTTTTTGCAAATCACAAAGTCCATTTAATGAGCCTCGCGATGCGGGGCTTTTTGCAATAAATGCGTACCGCAACGCATGTTTTTTACACCGAACCTGCCCCTTTGGAATGGGCCTTTGAGGATACCAGTTAGTGCTGGCGAGCCTCGGTGGGCTGGTTTCCTGTGCGGCAAAGGTTCATTTCAAAGAGTAGGTACACGCTATGAAATCATTAACCCTCTTCAATCAACCAATTCGTATCGGTGAAGATGGCATGATCTGCCTCACTGATATGTGGAAAGCCAGTGGTAAAAGTGAATCTGAATCGCCTTACCACTACCTGCGAAACAAGCAGACCAAAGAGTTCTTAGCCGAGCTGGAGAAAAACCACGAATCTGTGGTTTTTACTGAGCGCGGTGTACACGGTGGAACATATGGCGGGAAGTTTGTTGCTTACGATTATGCGGCTTGGTTAAACCCCGGGTTCAAGTACGCGGCCTATAAAGTCCTCGATGACTACTTCACCGGAGAACTTCAGCATCGCAACAGCTTAAGTGCGCAGCTCAACATGAAATGTCATGAGTTTGACCAGAAGAAAGACATGGCGAGCTTCTGCGGACAAGGGCTGGCAGCATGGCGCTATACGAAGCCAGTGTTGGTCGCTGAGATTAACTCCCTGGCTAACCAGCTGCAGATTACGATCCCCGGGCTTCCGGGATGAGTGATCGTGTTATTGAATGCGCCTCCAGAGCGGGGCGCGACTTCTCAGAGTTCATGAAAGGCGAGAAGGGCATGATGGAAGCATTGGCCTCGGTGGATGAGTTTGGCGAGCAGCTGCGCCTCAACGGCTGTGTCAATCATCACTTTGTTAGCTACATGATGCGGAACTCGATCATGCAGGCATTCATGGACATGGCAAAAGCCGAGAGGAAAGAAGAGCGCCGGCGTAAGCGAGCGGAAGCAAAAGCAAAAGCAAAAGTGAAGTAGCCATTACAAAGCCCATTTACGGGTGGGCTTGATAATGAAACCGGAATTTATTCTGGGCCACCAGTTAACGGCAGTACCACGAAACAACCCAAGCCAGTAAGTGGGGAAATAACACCGGCAGCCACTGAAAGATGAACCTCCTGCCTTATGGCAAAAAAGATTCTTTGTGGTGGCGGACTGATGGAAAGACATCCTAATTTCAGCCAAACATTGAAGGAGTTGTTATGTCAGCAGAAGGTTTCAATAACCCATCAAAATTCCGGGATGAGTGGGATAGCAGCGTAAAGAGTAAGTGATGCCATCACAAAAGCCATTCCCTACAGAGTGGCTTTGATAATGGCTTATACCCTACACGGGATAACTTAACTGATATCCCTTTTAAAGGATAAAGGTATTCAAGCCTGACACATCATGCGCTGTATCGTCGCCGTATTCCCGTATTAACAGAGACCGTAGCCCGACGGGGAACTCCTTCTGCGCGAGTGTGCGGGAATAATCAAAAACGATGCACACCGGGGTTACCGGGTACACATATTTCATCATGCCAGCGAGTCCGGTTCTGGCACGGAAGAAACCGGACGTTATGATTTAGTGCGGAAATATTTGTGTAGTGTTCTGAATGTTCTCAGTAAAGAGTAATGAATTATCAAAGGTATAGTAATACCTTTTGTTTTCGTGGATATTTGTAATCCATCTGAAAACCCCTGCTGTAGCAAGATTTTTCCTGTATTCGTAAAATGATAACTCTCCTGATTTGAATCCTTTTAAGGTGGCTTCTATAAGGCATTTATTTTTTGAAAATCTTACATTTACAACCTTACCCTGTCCTTTTATTAAAACCGTATTATCGTTTTCAAGAACAAGATGAATATTCTCTGTGGCTAAATAGTAAATGTAATGTGAGACATTGTGACGTTTTAGTTCAGAATAAAACCAGTGATAGTTTAAATTATTTCGCACTTTATCGAATATTTGTTTAAAAATGGCAACCTGAGCCATTGTAGTACCTTCCATGTGATATGAGGGGGCGTAGTCTGCACGATTATCTAAATTGCTTCAATCTGGTCTGACCTGTTTTCTGAGCAATTCAGTAATGTCACTCTTTTCTTTGTTTGCTTCAGGCGAAACTCTTTTTTCTGAGCACAGTCTCCGGCGGCAGGCTTCAATGACCCAGGCTGAGAAATTCCCGGACCCTTTTTGAACAAGAGCGATGTTAATTTGTTCAATCATTTGGTTAGGAAAGCGGATGTTGCGGGTTGTTGTTCTGCGGGTTCTGTTCTTCGTTGACATGAGGTTGCCCCGTATTCAGTGTCGATGATTTGTATTGTCTGAAGTTGTTTTTACGTTAAGTTGATGCAGATCAATTAATACGATACCTGCGTCATAATTGATTATTTGACGTGGTTTGATGGCCTCCACGCACGTTGTGATATGTAGATGATAATCATTATCACTTTACGGGTCCTTTCCGGTGATCCGACAGGTTACGGGGCGGCGACCTCGCGGGTTTTCGCTATTTATGAAAATTTTCCGGTTTAAGGCGTTTCCGTTCTTCTTCGTCGTAACTTAATGTTTTTATTTAAAATACCCCCTGAAAAGAAAGGAAACGACAGGTGCTGAAAACGAGCTTTTGGGCCTCTGTCGTTTCCTTTCTCTGTTTTTGGCCGTGGAATGAACAATGGAAGTCAACAAAAAGCAGCTGGCTGACATTTTCGGTGCGAGTATCCGTACCATTCAGAACTGGCAGGAA